TCTACTATCCTTTGCAATATCTCGTGATATTCGTAAATCTCCAGCTCAATCCTATAATTCTTATTTCCGGACTTGCCACCGTGCATGAACTCAGTCGATACTATCACGTTGTAATTATCATCTGTCCAAATCTTTGCGTCCGTCAATCCGTCAAACAAAGCCTTACTTGTTGGCGACCAGTTCGGTGGATCATACTTCCGATTTGTCGGAGGATATATCCAAACCTTAACCTTGCAAGGCTTGTCCTCGCTATAAGGCAACCCAAAGTAATCTCTCAGTACATTGTTACCCTCGTATGCAGCTAATTGCCGTAAAAACTTAGTGATTTTAGCCTTTTGATGAAAGTGCGGTCTATCATTTGAGTTAATCATCTGCTTTCTGTTTAACTCAAATTTAAGAATCAATCTTTCCTGCATTCAACCTCCCTAGCCATCTAGCTTTTTCCACGCTTGCTATTGCAAGAATGTCATTAGCTAAATCAAAAGCTGTGTACCAATCCAGAACTCCTAACAAGTCCTTGTGCTCCTTTAATTCATCAACTAAGCTTTTCAGTCGTTCCAATGGGTTGCTTTCATACCCCAACAGATACCCAACGCTTACCCCGAAGTAGTCAGCAAGTTGCTGGGCTTTTTCTGGTTTGATTTGGCTTTCTCCGTTTTCCATTCGTTGGAATGACCTTAAAGAAAATCCCAAAGTTTCAGCTATTTCTTTTTGAGATAGCTTTTTTTCTTTACGTAGCTTTTTCAATCTATTCATCCAAGCACCTCATTCAGTTTCATAATCTCCTCTCTGCCATACTTTCTACCAAAATCCCACGCCTGCCAAATTGTGAGCACAGCAAGCGTGAGTGAAATTCTTTGCGCCATTCATCCAAAGTCACATAAGTGTCACTGACGCATTTTCTAGTTCGCAGTTTTACAAGAATGCACGGCTTGTTGGTTTTTGAGTTGTTTCCAAAATGGAAACAGTTGGTTTTGATTATCTTGATTCTTCAACAGCAAACATATCCTCGAATTCATCTGTCTGATCCTTAAATTTCATCGGACTGTCTGCTTTGAAATAAAATCCGTTTTCATCCAATTCATCTTTAACTCCTGTCGCCCAAGACAAGAAAATTGAACCTTGGCAGTCAGGACAATTCATGAATGTAAAGTAAGGCGGGACTTTCCACCGCTTCGCACATCCGCAAAATGGACATTGTAAATCAACATCTACCTTCTCGTTTGGTTTCTGCGAAACCGCTGGACTTCTGCTAAATTTTGCTGACAACCTGTCTATAGCTTCCTTGATATTGACATGATCGACTTCAGCATCATTTTTTAAAACGGTCTTTGTATTCTCGGGCTCTTTCTGACTTAAATCCTCAAGAATTTCATCAGACCCTGTAACCATTTGATAGGCTTTGAATAAGGTTTGATAGTCAAGTTTCTGCGCTCGCTCAAAGCTCAATTTTATGTCATCTTGTTCAATATAAATTTTCATTCTTTCCTCGCTTTTCTTGGATAATATCCCGGACTTCTACAATTTCATTTCAAGTTCTACCTGCGTCAACGGCTCAATTCGTTGATAACCTTGGACAGTGTAATTTTTCTTGTATTCAAATCCCAAATCCGCAAGGCTATTCTTGAAATAGTCTTTTTCTTTCGTGTCAGCGAAATACACTTCCAAGGTCATCTTTTGGGTATATCGTTTTAAGCCGTTTTCGACCCCTCTGACGGCTTCTTGTTGGTTTTGGGATAATTGCCCACCGCCTAAGATTTCGCCCGTTTCTGGATCAAATTCTTGCGTCTCCTCGTCGATATGACAGCCAAGGATTGTTCTAAACTCTGGATGTTCATTTTCTTGTTGAACTAAAACTTCCTCACGTTCTCGTTCAGCTCGCTCTTGAGCCAATCTAACTTCTTCTTTTTGCTTTTCAAAAGCGTAGTCTGCCTTGATTTGTTCCAACACTTCAACCAAAGTCATGTCTTTCAACATCCGAATATATGGCTGGTCTGTCATTCCGTACTCAGCGCATTGCCCTGAGATTGCTGAGATGGTTTTCTTGTATTCTTCTTGTTTCTGAAACTCAAATGTGACCATGTCATCAAGTGACTTCATAGTGGCTTTTTTAAGCGTCACGCCGTCAGCCATGAAATCGCCAGCCTTGACATACTCAAGGTCCTTCTCGTCAAATAGACGAGGGTCAAGCATGTATTCTGACGCCTTATTTGTAATGTAACCCTTAACAGTATCCAGTCTGAGTGCTTTCTGGTGGTCTTCAAACTCTTTGACATCTTTCGCAATCTTTTTGATAACACCATCAAGCGGTTCAACCTGCTCTGTGATGTATTCGTTAAAATCATCAGCGGTTTTTGACAAAACCTTTTTGATTTTGATACGTTCATCAGATATCTGCTTGAACAGTTTTCTGAGATCAGCTAATACCTGCTTATCGTCCTTGATTGTCGAAGCAGTAACTGTGTAATTCTGGTACTTCGTTACCACTTCTTTAATATTTTGTTCAAACAACTCACGGTCTAAAATTTCAACCTGAGCTTGTGTTACACTTACTTGTAATTCTTGCATGTTAGTACTCCATTTCTTCTAAGAGTTCGCCTTGGACTGTCTTCTCAACTTGAGTAGGTTCAGGAACTGGGTGATTCGCCTCTTGTTCTTTATTGAATTGCTCAATCTGAGCCATCTTGCGTGTTACGACATCCTCTCGACTTTCTTGAGGTGTGACATCTTTGATACGGTCAAATGTTTCTCCGCCGTCATCCTCTGTGTACATATTGCCTAAATCCTCAGGGAAAGCCTCTCTAAGAGCATTTACCAGAGCCGTCTTTCTAATCATAGTAGCTGGCATAGAGTTCCAAGTGCTTTGTTTCTTGTCATATTCCTCACGGCTAACAAAGATCTCCACAGGTACCTTGAAATTTTTGCGGTACACTCTTGCCCATCCGCCTATCAATGTGTCTCCTGGGAGCATGATTGCCCCTTTGCGTTCGTGCATAACACCCTCGCTATCTACCGCCACTACTCCAGCCTCAAAGCCTTCATAGTCTTTACATTGAGCGGCACGTTTCAAGAAAGCCTCTTTGGAGACAATTAAACTGAACTCTGTGCCTCCATTACGATTTTTGTAAGCCACAATGTAGACCTCGTTAGCAAATGGGTTAAGATTGCGACCTTTACATAAGGCTAGAGCCTGACCTATTTGTTTTTCAGTCAACAGGTTTTGTGGGTCAAAATACTTTTTGATGTCTGCCCCAGTCAATGAACTTGGGTCAATAGTAATATCACGTTTTGTCTGCGTTGCTAATTGATTATTTGTCATTTTCTTCTTCCTTTCGTCTTCTTCAAATTCCAATTTTCACGCTTTAAGCGTCGATTTTCGTTTTGCAATTTCAAAATAATATCCTGTTGGTCGTTGATGATTTCTCCGATCTCAATTCCAAGATGCATATACTCAGCTCGCCAGTTATCGATTTCTGCGTGTAGTTCCTGGATCATATTTCATCACCCACATATCGATACTGTCCACATCCAACATAGATGTACTGGCTTGGGTCAAGTTCTTCACGTTCTTCAGGCGGTTGCATTATATCTCTGTCATAATCAAACATGCGTATACACCTTTCCAAGTTCCAGCACTCGTTTCACATATCTAGCCTTGGATGTTAGCTCAAGGTCCAGCAATTCGTTTTTTTCTTTATGATTGGCCAAAAGCCACACACGGTTTTCAAGTTCAATTCTAGTCATCAGCGTCTCCTTTGCTCTATCCCAAATACTTTGCATAGCGTGCTTTTCGTGGTTCTGGCAAGGCTAGTGGCTCAGGGCGCAATCCTACAGGCGGTTCATTGTCGTAGGTAAAACCCTTGAACTCTCTGCGGATATTCTTGCGGATTTCTTGACGCTGTGCCTCTCTACCACGTTCGTATGCATGGTTGTAGCCTTGGATAATCATAGACGCAAATTCTTGCTCTTCTCGTCTCTCTTCTTCCTTACGCTCCTCTTGTAGTTTGATATGACGATAAGCCCCTGCAAATCCAATCAGCAAGGCTCCAACACCCATTAACTGGTCTAAAATCGGTGGTTCAAACATCTTATTTCTCCTTACGCTCTTAATTTTCGTACTTCTTTCTCTAATTCCAAAATCTCATAAACATCATTGATATCGTACATAATATCTTTCCCTTGCTTACGAAATCTTAATCCTTTGCGTTCTAACTGCTTAACATAGCCATGAGTAAAGCCGAACTTCTTCATCAAAGCTTGTTGATTGATTGGCATGCGATCATTCTCTAACTGCTCCTTGACCTGCTTTTCAGCAAAGGCCAACAATTGATTCGTGAACAATTCAGCACTTTCGCCATCTAATCGTAATTGTAACGTTATACCTTCCATTTTCTACATCCTCTCAACTATGCGGGCAAGCATTTTTGTGATATAATGGTTTTGATTATTTTAGTATGCGCCTGACTTCGTTAGGTGCTTTTTGCGTTGTTGTCAAACTGTTTTACTTTCCATCGCCCTGAGTTCTATCTCATGGATGACTTGTTTCAATAGCTTCTCACACGCTATTTTAGCTTCTCTGTACGTTGTGTTCTCGCTGATGAAGTAATCAGCAAGTTCGATGATTTTATCTTCCATTCAACCTCCTATATCAGCCTCAAGACTGATGTAATATCCTCCTAAATTGCTATAATAATCTTGACTAGGACCTCTCACCGTTTTAGTCAAAAATTCAACAGAAAGGAGATTTAATCATGGGTAAAAATCAGCATGTTGTCCCTGCCAAAAATGGTGGTTGGAACGTGAAAGGTGCTGGCAATTCAAGAGCAACTGTTCATACTACTACAAAGAGTGAAGCTACAAATATTGCTAGACAGATTTCACGAAATCAAGGTTCCGAACTTATCATTCATGGCAAAGATGGGAAAATTCAAAGCCGTGACAGCCACGGTAAAGATCCATTCCCACCTAAAGGCTAGCCATAATTTGGTCTTAGTCTTACAACATATCCTGCAGCAGAAGTTACATCATCTAGTGTGACTTCTGCTATTTTTTTCGCTCCATCCTCTGTTTCAACAATTAGCCGTGTATAAAAGCGACTATCTAAAATGTTCATCAGATTTGGTTTGAAATTATACGGATATCGTCTTGGTCTCATTTCTTTCTCCTTTGTATTTATTTTTCTACCCTCTCTTTTATTTATTAAGAGAAGTAGGACTTGTTGTCTTTTAATATTTATTGTTATTTAATACTTGTTGTTATTTAATATTTATTAGTGCCTTATTTTACTGATTTGTAAAATACAGATTTGTAAAATAAGGAAATGTAACTGCTAACCTGTGGATAACTTTTCTAAAGCCTCCTCTAACCTCTGTTGCATCATCTCAAATTGAAAATCAGTTATTTTTGTATCTGAGAAGAATCTGAAAGTCTGAACTCCTCGCCCTCTGCCGAGACTTTTTTTAAAAGTTCTGAGATAACCTGCCTTCTCTATCTTTTTGAAATGCCTATCTACCATATCCCGACTCACTCCTAAACGCTTTGCGATTTCTTCTGGATAGACCAGCCAATTTTCTTTATTGCTGAGGACGACCATCAAGATACCGATAGAAGCAGGCTCTAGGTTCGAATCTTTGAGAAAATCATTGCTGACAGAAGTGTAATCATTAACTGGATTTTTGAAAGATGAGCTGAGCTTCCAAGTTCTTAAAATCTAACATGATTTCTCCTTCCTAATCCTCAAATACCAAGCGTTTTCTGGTGACTGTTTCCGTCTCTATGCGGACGTTTTTCAGTCCGTTTTTAAAGATATAATCCGCCGCTTGACTGATTGGTATTCCGCTTCCTTGAGCTAGCTCATATAAATCCTCAAATAGTTCATCTGAGATTGCGACCGTGCGAACTCCACGGCTACTCTTTTTTGCTGGTCTCCCTTTACCTGGTTGCATCTTTACTATCTCCTTCTCTAAATTGCTTAGCATTTACCCATTTATGGTCTTGATTTCCATCTTGGTATTATGTGATGGTTCCCATGACTTCCAGTAATCAAAAGCCCTCTCTTCGTCTTTTTTCTTCAGCAGGTCATACCGTGGAATCCTAAAGAATTCTTTAAAGTCTTTAGCAGCCTGACGAAAGACCTTGCTGGCAAGAGAGCGATCTTTATAAGCTTGACTATCCTTACCGCCAAGAGCCATGATAACTTTCACTCTTCGTAAATTTTCAAGTTCCAGACAAATGGACGGATTAACAGGCTGCTCATTTTTTAAATAATCAACATCCCCTGCTAACACTTCCTGATTTTGCTTTAATTCTTTTTGAGTTTGTAGAACCTGAATCAAGATATCTTCTTGAGTCAGTTCGTTTAGTTGACTTTTAACTACTTCGTGCTTCATAAAATTTCTCCTTCCAAGATTTGATTGCCTTTATTTCTAATTTTTTGTAAATCCGTAAAGAATCGGATACCTCGATTGACGAAACTATCGAACTCCTGACCAGCAACACCGTCCGTATGTAAGACTTTTTCTTCATCTGCATAGATAAGACCGCCCATATTGGCAAGAAAATCATTCCCTTTCTGGATAAGGCTAAGGATATTCTTGTAGGAAGCGATTTTTTTCTGGTAGTCGTCCAACTGCCCTTTGGATTGCTGAATGGCTTTTGTCAATTCATCGTACTTGTTCGATTTTTCATCCACTTCTGCACGTTGAGCGTACAGGTCTTTTAATTGCGCTTCAAGAAAAGCATTCCTTTCCTCTGCAGACTTGGCACGCGCTTCTAGTTTTTGACGATTCTGGAGAGCTTCTTGGTAGTCTGCTGGCATAACAGGAACTTCTTTCACGATTTCCTTAGTTGGTTCTTGCCCCTTTTGCAGTTCCATTATTTTTCTTTTAGCTGCAGAAAATTTTAATTTCAAATCTTGCAATTCCCTTACCGTCGGATTATCCCCTTGCTCAATCCTGTTAATTTGAGCTTGTTTCTCCTCTTCTGGTAGGGTTGCAATGAGATAAAGGGCTTTTGTCCCCAAATTTGTGTACGTGCCCAAATTTGGAATCTCTTCAGCTATTTTTATAAATCTACTTGCTTCTGTTCTAGCAATTCCTATACTCTCTACCCAACTTCCAAATTGACCGTGGGTAAGATTACGTTCTTTGACATGTTTTAGTCGTCTGCCGATTTCCCAAATTGACTGACCTGCAATTTGTTTGTGATGATTGATTTCTAGTTCAATCTGATTGAGGTTGTTTGATAAAGATATTTCATTCATTCCCTCTCCTATCTAAATTCATCCAAGCTGACTTCCAGTGCATCAGCGATTTTGCACATGTTCTTAAAAGAAATACGCTCGGTTTTGATATTTCTGATTGTATTTGGACTAATACCAGCTTTTTCAGCTAATGCCTTCTGTGTCATCCCTTTTTCAATCAACAAATGCTTAAACTTATTCCACACACATTGCTCCTTTCCCAATATATTGTGTTTTGAACATATAAAAACACTACATATTGTTATTTAATTTATATTGTGTTATAATCATTCTCGACTAGGACCTCTCACCGTTTTAGTCAAAAATTCAACAGAAAGGAGGAATCACCAGTGCAAAAAAGTTTATCTGAAATAGCCCACGATATAACCGTTTCTCTACTGCCAACATCATTAACAGAAACTTCTTCCAGTTTATGGCGAAACAGCGACAATGGCCATCTAATGGTAAATGCTAATGACATCATGGTGGACTACGCAGAACTTCACTACACCATCCTTATGGCTCTAAAGAAAGAGTACGGGGAGAATGGGGAAAACTATCCTCAATAACATGCTTTATCATAATCCCCTTACCTAGTCCAAGACTTCGTTTCACAGTTCTATACTGAACCTGCTTTTTACTATACGGATATTTTCTTGGTCTCATATTTATAATCCATTCCTTTCGTTTCATTTTCAAACACAAATCATTCCATCCTGTCTTTAATAAAGCAAAATAGATTTATGACAGCACAAACTACATTTACGATTGTTACTATGATTAGTCCTAGTTCGTTCATTTCGTTCTCCTTTCTTAACGAGGTAATTCTGATGAAATTAAATCCTGATTGTATAAGAGATATACTGCTAGATATTGAAAGTAAAACTACTTTCAAAACATATGCTAAGTACACTGAACCCGATGACTTCAGCAATTTACAACCAAAGTATGAAGTTGACGAAATAATGTATCATATAAGACAATGTGAACATTCTGAATTGTTCATTGATAAAGTTTCGTACTTCATTGGCGGAGGTTGTATGGTAAGAGATCTATCTCCTAAAGGCCATCAGTTCATCAATAATATTCGTCAAGATACCAATTGGAATCGGACAAAAGATATAGCAAAGAATGTTGGTTCTTTTTCACTGGATGTCCTTAAAGATATTTCATCACAAGTTATTACCAACCTCATTTCAAATCAGCTTGGCAATAAATTTTAAGTAGACAGTAGCATGGTTGCTTTCAGCCGTGCTTTTTGTTTTGATTGCTTGCACACCTTTTAATTTTTGGTTATTCAAATAGATACCATCTTTTCTTATTTTTAGTTCGTTCATCTTCCCCTCCTACAACATATCTTCCACCCTACACCCTAGCGCCTTGGCGATGACCACCGCCTGCGACAGCGTCACTGCCTTCAGGTCGTTCTCGATCCGTGACAAGGTCGTGTAGTCTATCAAGGTTCGCTTGGCAAGCTCACGCAAGCCCAGCTTTTGAGCCGTTCTCAGCTCCCTCATTTTCGCTCCATACATCGACTTTTTCCTTTCTACTAATAGGTCTTTTCAAAACTGTTGGTACTTGTCAACAGTTTTGATAGAATTATTCTATCGATTTTTGAAAAAGTTTGACCTTTTTGACTTTTGTTTATTTTATCTCTTTTTGAGATATTTTTAACTGAAGAATAAGTCAGTTTCACTCATTCCGAATTTATTAGCAATAATTGCCATTTCATAATCCTGAAAAGGAAACTGACCTTTTTCTTTAAGTTCATACTGACGACGATTTTTTAACCCAATCAAGTCCGCCATGTATAACGTAGTAAGCTCTCTTTTTCTACGTTCTTCCCTTAATCGAATTTTAGGAAGAAGAAATTGAGAACGTATTTTCTCTTTATTTGTCAACAATAATTCTCCTCTCTTATATAAGTCAAGTAATAATGATAACTAGAATAGTTAAGGCAATCAAAGACCAAGTGATAAATTTAGCGGTTTTGTTTTGCATTTTTTCTACCTTGTGCTATAATGAAATTACACAATAGTGGTTGGGGCTTTCGCCCCTTCCACTCTCTTCCTAGAAGAGTTTTGATATAAGATTTACCAGTGCAGAGATTAGATTGATGAGGGCTATTATCAAACCGATCTTGACTTCATTGGTAAGTCTTTTCTTTTTGTGCTTTTTCATTTAGTCCATCCTTTCTGTTGTTTTCCTTGTCTTAAGATTGCCTTTCTCAACCTTACAAGACTATTATATCTCATTTTGAGATATAAGTCAATGATTTTTTATCACTTTTTGAGATTTTTTTATTTATTTTTTTATCTCATTGTGATATATTATAGGTAGAGAAAGGAAATGTTTATGAATATACTAGGTAATTCTATTAAAGAAATCAGAAAATCTAAGAAAATGACACAAAACGAATTGTCACAGTTGACTGGTTTTAAACAAAATACTATATCCAATCATGAAAACGGCAAACGACAATTAGACGAAACAGATATTAGAATTTATGCTGCTGCTCTCGAAGTTGAGCCACAACAACTATTTAGTCTTTCTAAAGTTACCACCCCTACAACGTCCCCAGATTCGCTCACACAGCAGATAACGGACAAGGTGGTACAATTAACCCCAGATAATAAAAAAATCGTGCTACGGACTTCTGAGGAGCTTCTGGAGAGGCAAAAAGCAAACGGCGAGATGTACACAGAGCAAAATGAAGAAGAAACGAAGGTAAACGAAGTGTCGGAAGTTATCAGCTTGTACCAAGTTGAGGTTGTATCTGAGACGGCAGCAGCTTCTGGATTTAACTATGGATTTGGGTACGACGATACAGACAGAGAGACTATAGAGGTTGACCAGCAACCGCCACGTCACGACATTGCGACCAAGGTCAGCGGAGACTCCATGCAGCCTAACTACCAAGACGGAGATATTCTCTATTTGGTAGACAAGGGACTGACCACCTACAACGGAGACCTAGCAGTTATCGCATACGGAGACCGTTCTTACTTCAAGAAGATCTATACCGAAAACGGACGCTTACGCCTCGTATCACTCAATGACAAGTACGAAGACATCATCCTAGACTTCCCACCAGCCGAAGACACACACATCAAGATTTATGCAGTTGTTGGAGTGTATAGAGGGGAGTAAAAAAATTATTTTTTAAAAATATTAAAAAACAGTTGACTTTTTAAAAAAAATCATTTAGAATGAATTCATTAGAGAAAAAGCGTCGGGATCTCTACGGGGACCGATACGGGAAAACTCCTTCATTCTAAATTAGAATGGGGGAGTTTTTTTTGAAGCCATTTAAAACAATCGAGGAACAAATCGCAACACTAAAAATCAGAGGGTTATCCATTACAGATGAGTCTAAAGCAGCTAAGTACCTGCTAAGTAACAATTACTACAATATTATCAATGGATACAGTAAGTTTTTTCAACACCCTGGTACTGACACTTATATTGACGGCGTCACATTTGACGAAGTTTCAAGTCTCTATACATTTGATAAAGATGTAAAACGAGCCATTTTGCAAGCTATTCTTGAAGCTGAACACCATATCAAGTCAATCACTGCTCACAGATTCGCCGAAGCCTACCCCAGTCAAAAATACGCTTATTTAAACACCAATTCTTATGCAGATAATAAGATATTAGACGTGGGATTTATTGTATCAAAACTATCCAAAATCATAAACACAAACAAGCGATACAGAGGAAATTCCATTCACCACTACGCACATACTCATTCAGATGTCCCAATCTGGGTACTAACTGATTATCTAGAGTTTGGAGATTTACGCACGATTATTGAAAACCTGCCGAACTCACTCCAAAATGAAATCGCACGGGATTTAGTAAGTTTTATAAGCACAAACATACCTGACTTTAACGATGTTTTCCCACCAGAAACCTTGATATCTTTTCTAAAAAATATTAACGAGGTACGAAACAAATGCGCTCACAATAATCGCTTATTAAACTTCAGATGCCGTTCTAATAGTACGTTTTGGGAAACGATTCATAACGAAGAGATCTTGATGGGAGATGACAGTAGAAAAACTGTATATTCAACAATTATTAGCCTTCAATGCTTTATTAGTAAAGCAGAATTCAACATTTTATGGAATACTCTTAGAAAGAAAGTTATCAAACTAGAGAAAAAACTGCCTTCTATAGACATCAATGTAATCAACCAGTCTTTAGGTTTTCCTAATGATTGGCACCGTAATGAACCAAGAGTATAAATTAAAACCAACTGTTTCCATTTTGGAAATAGTTGGCATGTAGTAGAAAGGAGAAAAGAATGGAAAAACCTAAATCCAATTTTGAAGATTTGTACGAAAAAATTTTAGATAAAAATATTACTATTGACAACTATTCTAAAGACCAACTTATTGATTACCTTAAAACTAGAAGTTACTACTATAAAATCACTAGTTACAGAAAAAATTTCCCTAAAAATCCCAAAGGAAAGTACGATAACTTAGATTTCTTAGATTTAACGATTTGCGCTTCTTTAGATGTTCGGTTACGTGAACTATTATTACTAATGTGTTTAGATGTAGAACATTCGTTAAAAACAAGGTTTATGACACTTCTTACAGAGGACGACAAAGAAGACGGTTACTCTATAATTGAAGAATTTAAAAATAAGTACCCTGAAAAATTTTTAAATATAATTGAACAATTTCGCTTAAATAAATATAAAAAAGATATGTTTCAAAAAAGAACAGATTTATCTATTTGGGTATTTTTAGAAATTGTAAGTTATGGTGATTTTACTACGCTTGCTGATTTATATATAAAAAAATCAGAGCTGAAAACAGACCCTCTGTATACTACTCAACACAAATTGATTAAAAATATTAGAAATTCTTGCGCTCATAATAATGTTTTTTTAATAAATCTTTTTGACGGTGCTGATCACATAAAACAACCAGACCCTAAAACAAAATCTTATGCAAATACAATGAAGATAAATCTTGCATTAGTTCATTATCCAAAAATCATTGACATCATCAATTTATTTTATCTTCATAAAAAATTATGTTCCGATGAACTAAACCAGAGACGACTGATTGAAGCTGATTTAATTGTTGAGAAATATTCACAGAACGCTCCTACATTTAATAAGTCCGAATTTAGAATAAAAAAATTTTTTGAATCTATTTTTATAAAATGCATTGACTTTTTGAAGTAATAATGATATTATCGTTATACAGAAACAAGGTTCGCCCTTGGCTCACACAATTGGGTTTATAGAAAAAGTCAGCAATTCTCTATTGTTGACTTTTTCTTTTTTAATCAAGAATAAGTTGACGTTTGACAAAAATTAAAAAAAGAAATACACTAAGAATGTAAAAAAGCCTTGTTCGTCAAGGATAAAATCGTCTGGTGTACTTCTAAGAGGTACGCTTTATTTTATTATCTGACGAGATAGCATCTCTTTCCAGTTTGGAAACAACTCAAAAAATCCCCGCACTCGCCATCGCCAAACTTTGAGTGTGAGGATTTAACTTTCCATCAAGCAAGCAATGGAAAAGATGATAAAAAAAATACAACTATAGTTTATCATAAGTTCTACACCTTTTCAACTATGCGGGCAAGCAATCGAAAAGAAAGGACTTTTTTATGATAAAAAATACATTACAAAAAAAGGAGAGACTAGATATCTCTTTCAAACATACCTAGGCATAGACCCTGCCACTGGAAAAGAAAAACGCACAACACGCCGTGGTTTTAAAACCATTAAAGAAGCTAAAGCAGCCGAACGTGACCTACTCTTAGATGTTGAAGAAAATGGTTTTTCAAACAATGAAGATTTCCAAAACCCTACTTTTGCTGAAGTCGCTGATTTGTGGCTTGAAAGCTATAAAAACACTGTAAAACCCACAACCTACCAGCTTATTAAGAACAAACTTGATGTTATGATTGACTTATATTTTACAGATATGAAGATTCAGCAGATCAGTGTAGCTTATTGTCAAAAGGTTGCTATCCAGTTAAGTAATCGCTATATCCTCTATGCTAATTACTACTCTGTAATCAGCCGTATTTTCAAGTATGCCGTTTCTCTTGACATCATTAAGTTAAATCCCTTAGACAAGATTATCAAGCCTAAAAATAGACCCTTAAAGGGCAAAGAGAATCACTATACAAAACAGGAACTAACGGAGTTTCTTAAAGTTTACAAAGCAAATTGTAAGCCAGTAGACTACACCTTTTTTCACTTGCTCGCTTTTTCTGGCTTGAGAACTGGAGAAGCTATCGGACTCATGTGGTCAGATGTTGACTTTGAAAATAAATTGTTAAGTATTTCTCGGACAGCTGTCGTAATTGGTGACAAACAAACTGTTCATGACCCTAAAACCAAAAAGAGTAAGAGAGTGATTACCTTAGATGATGAAACTCTGAATGTATTGAAACTCTGGAAACGTCAGCAAATAAAAGAATATTTTCAGGCTAGTGTGCCTTACAAACATGAATCGAATTATATATTTACGAATGACATAGGAGGATGGCTTTTGGCTGCAACTATGAAAGTGAAGCTTAGAAGATTCTTTTGTAAACACAATGAGCTTAAAAAAATTACACCTCATGGCTTTAGACATACACACGCTTCTCTCCTATTTGAAGCTGGTGTTACAGCGAAAATCATTTCAGATAGACTCGGTCACAATAATGTTCAAATCACCCTTGATATGTATACCCACATCAATGATAATCAACGTGTTGAAGTCGTTAATCAGCTCATGGATTTCATCCGCTCCAGCTAAAAGTCATGCCGTATTCAATATCGTATTCACTTTTGGTTAACACGCTAGAAACCCACTGATTTCAAACGA